CGCTTGTTCCTGCCGAAGCTGGCGTTTCGCCTGTCGTTTAGCGTGTCGGACCACGCGACACCACATCTAAGCGTACTTAAAGCATGGCCTATCCATTCCCATCACATGTTAACGCTGACACACCAACCGGGAATGAGCGATTGGATTGTTAACACTGACACTGACAATTTTAATTCAGTGAAATAGTAATACGCCCGCCTCGATGTGGCGCAGTCTTGAACCCGTTTGGTAGCCTTCACCTCCAGCATTTAGGGACCAACCAGTTGTCGTAAGGCTGTGTCTCGGCAAACACATTAGACGCCTATGACCTTTCAGCCGTTTGGGTAGCGTTGTCATGGCATTTCGGCACCCCCCTTTCATCACAATGCGGTAGCCTTTATTTCAGCATTTCATGTGAACCGCGGACTGGGCCCATTTACACACACTCGCTTTGCCTCTACAAATCCTCAAACCCGTAAGCCAGCATGGAAACGCGGGAAAGCGTTCCAGTGCCGGTACCTGTGGGTATCGTGATAGTGGCAGCAGCGGACACGTTGGTTTTCGAAATGGAATAGCCAACAGTCCACTGTATGCAAGTTGATCCAGTTCCAACATTAAACTCAACACGGTCGATAACATCAGTGAGGTTGATCAAGGCAGCGTTAACCACTGAGGGTGAACCAGTGACATTGGGATCAGTGATGACCCCAGTACCACGGTACACCACCCAGAAATCAAACGTACCAACAACGGTTTTAGGTATCGTAATGGTGTTGTTTTGTGTCAACAACGCCAAGTTGCCAATGGTTGTGGTCTTAGCTGTTGAACCGAAAATGCTGGAAAAGGTTGGACTGGTTGTATTGTCCAAATATGTGTAATATGCGCCCCCAGTGGTCACATCAGAGGAAATAATGGGTTTCTTCAACTCTATTTCGTACGTCACCCACAAATCACCAAGAACGACATTAGCTGCTTGTTGTCCAGACGTGCACAAATACGTTTTGCCAACGTCGTACATCAACTGGTTTTCGTCGCTTGGGAGTGGGCCTCCTCTGATGTAATGTATTTGGAAAGGATTTTCTTTCGGGTCGCACTCAATGGGATGGCAAAAGGGTTCATTAGGAACCGACTCGGAACTCCAATACTCGTTGAGCAACTCAACCTTAGAGGTTGGTGCATCATCAGTTGAACGGTAGGATGTTTGCAACATAACACTACCCAACGCATTGTTCGTGCTGGAAACCGCAGACCCACTAGTGGGCACATAATGGTAAACCATGCCTCGAATAGAGTATTGTTGATAATTGTTCGCTAACCGACTCAGCCACGGAAATGTATCCTTGAGGCCTGGGTTAATGGTGAACGATTGATTCACCACAAACGAAGTGTTACTCAACACTTCCGCTATGAACTCTTTATGCCTAACCACAATGGTCTGACCTGTTTCGTGCATCATGGGGATGGTGCCACTCGCCTTAATAGAATTTACCAATGAATTCTTCGAGACGTTGTAATCTCCAGAGCCCAACCATCGGGATAGCGTGGCGCCTAAGCTGCTACCAGCAGCGGCACCTGCAGCACCCTGGCCGAACATGGAACCAACTGTGGCTCCCCCCATAGAACCTAAAGCCCGCAAGGCTGATCCAAGCCTGGTCAACTCTGCGTCCTTGGTGGCACGTTTGCTCTTCTTCTTCTGTTGTGGTGCGATAACCACCGTTTTCGTCTTCTTTCTCGCCATTTGTCTTTATCTGCTTGTCTTGCATTAAGGCCGGCACCTAAGCACAAACAGCTGTAACAAGACCGTGGCAAACGTTGTCAAACTTGTCAAACGGTGTGTCGAGGTCAAGGCACGAATGCAACTCGTCCTCGATTTCGACATTGTCAAACCACTTCTCAAGGGCAATCTGTTCATCCGGATTCATTCCGAACGCGTAATAAAAGCTAGCGCGAGCTTTCCCACTAACAACCACTTCTTGCTCTGGCAAACCTTTCATCCGCTCTCTCGCGCTCGTGTTCTTAACGAGTTCTGACAAGAAACCATCGCTGTAATCAGCGCCACCGCGTTGGAATACACGGTACCAATTCTGCATAACCGGTACACCTTTAGTGATTGCGTAACCACAATCACCAACGGCCTTGCGCCATTTCCTAAGCACGTTGACATTCGGAACGGGTATTAAGCACAATGGATCCTTCTTAAAACACGCATCTATTCTACGCACCATCGTGTAACCCTGTTCCGTCCAAACGGGTTTCGATTGACAAAACTCAATTTGTTCGAACTCGAAAACCGGTTCCTCGACTTCCATTCGGAATCCATACCTCATGAACCGTTCCGTCAAGCCGAATAAGAATCTCGACAAACTTTCTCTTTCCATAATAACCACGCAATCGTCTCCATTGTTGCACAATTCAACCACAACGCCACTCGCATTGGCGTGTGCATAAACCATTGAACACATAAGCAAACAATTGCCCAAAGAAGTGTTCAAATCACCGCTAGATCGAGTTCCAGACATCTTGAACTTCACTTTACCATCTAAACAATAGGCGGTGCCGCGATTGTCCAATTGCCAGCGCAAGATCTCTCGAAGTTCTGCACTATGTGGGAAAATCCCTGTGTAAAACGAGTGTTCGAATTTTAGCGCTTCAACAGAGACATGCATGTCGAACTTAGTTGCATCCAGACCAACCGCGACAGGGTCACGGAATCTTTGCCACTTCGTCCTCAACACCATCGCTGAATCGCAAACGTTCAATCCTTTGATCACAACATGATCAGCAACAGAGCCAAACTGCTCAGTTATAGCACTGTACACACGTTTTTCCAAAAACTTAAGGTATTTTCCCAACTCAAGGTTGAACCGCGCACTCCGGGGATTGATAACTCTGGGAGCTTTGCGCAAGTCCTGCTTCTCGAACTTAACAAAAGACGTGAGCCGCGCATCGCGCTTGCTCAACTTGGTTTGGAACAATGACTGGTAAGCGTTTTCGTATATGCGGCGCTTCAACCCGGAATAGGCACCAACAACTTGGATGGTGGGCACAACCGGGGCGCCAACACAACGAGACACTACACCTAGTCTAAACTCCTGCAAATGTCTATCATTCTTGAACGTTCGGGGACGTACTGAGACGGGCAATTCAAAGCCTTCTGGCGTCTTGCATTTAAAATATCTCTCTTTGAAAGCCCTAACAACAGTACGAATATCATTATTATACACACCAATGGTGTGTGAGGGTCCAAGACCACGCAGCATGATTAAACCACGCGTCTTACTCATTTGCCCGTTTGGCACCACTGTCATTGACCCCCTACAGTCGCTGATGTCAACTTGACTATCCTCGGCTGTAACGCCAGTGATGCGCAAAGGGCGGCATCAAGCAACGGGGGTGAAGACACCAGACGGCCTGGTATCCCTAAACGCCCATCGCTCAAACCGCGACATACGAGCTTCGTGTGTTGGGAGCAAATAATGGATATCTTCATGAAAGTAAGCGCGTACTATCAAGGGAAGGTGTCCAACAATGTCCACCTCCTTGACTCGGTACTCTCGCATGAGCCGCAGGGCCTCTCTCTCAACCAATTCCTTATTTCCTTCAGTTGTCGCTGGTCGCTGACCAATTTTGGCCCTGACGGCGATGACAACACTCGCAACAAAACGCGGCACACATTGCAGCACTCTGTCCGAACGATAGGTGCCAACACCATCGTCAATGCGCATGTCGTAATCAACAGCTTGTGCGTGATCCAACGCAATTTCGATCACCGACTCGCGTCCCAGGTAGCGTGGCTGCATCAACAACTCGCCCCTGACCAGCTCATCACGCTCACGCATCAACTGCAGGTCCTCATAACCCTGCGGATCACAGCAACAAAAGAATCCACACACAGGATTGGAAACCACTTTCTTTCCAACCCATTCTCTCAACCGTACCCACCACCACTTCTTCGGTTTAACATGCCTAGGCAAAACCATAGGAAGGGTGCGAGGATGGGATACGTGGTTAACTCCAACATTCGGCAGTCGGGATGTGTCAAATCCCTGTGGTCGCAAAATCACTCTGCTGTTTATTGTCGCCATAGTTAGTTAGTTGAGAATTGTTTACATATAACTGTGCCCAGCTGCGAAGGTGGAGATCGCACTCCGGAGCGTTGATACGACAACGCCCCGAAAACGGTATGGTGGTAGTTGCTAACCTACCCGACGCTCGTAAACCATACTGTAAAGGAGATGAAGCACCTCCAGTAGCATGCCCCTCGAACACCGCAGGCATGCGTACGTTTTGTATCCATTGGCCCAGACGCCTCGGCATACGCAACTGGGTAAAC